TGTGTGGATTGCGGCGAGCCCATCCCCGAAGCCCGCCGCCAAGCGGCCAGGGGCTGCACCAGGTGTATTTCCTGCCAGCGGCAGGCCGAGCAAAGCCCCTGATCGGCCCGGCTGTCATGCGCCCCACCCCCCAGGCTCCGGCCTGGGTTTTTTTATGTTCAACTCCGTTACCAATTATTTACCACTCCAGCACAGAAAACCCCCAGAATTTACCAAGAATTTACCACAAAAACCACAAACCAAAACCCCCAAAACAGAACCGGGGAACCAGAGCCAAAGCCCTGATTCCCCGATATTTCTCACTGGTGACCCCTACGGGATTCGAACCCGTGATCTTCGGCGTGAGAGGCCGGAGGCTTTTCTTTTGTGGTGCGGGTTTTCGGGGTGCGTTACCGCTCAGTTACCGCGACTATTTCATAAACGGGAATTGATCTTCGAATACCTGGCCGAATTCCGGGTGAGTATAGTGGCCCAGCATTCGGCTGTCTTTGTGGCCGGTTCGGCCCATGGCTTCGTGATTGTTGATGCCCAGATCGAGCAGCCTGGTGGTGTAAGTATGGCGGGTGTCGTGCAGCCGCATCTTGATGCCGCAGCGGGCGAAGTGTTTGATTATGGCCCTGGAGACATAGTCCCGGGAAAACGCCGGCAGGATCTTGCCCTTTTCCCCTTTTCTGGGCAGGAGCAGATTGTAAAGCCTCTGCCCCAGCCCCACTTCCCTTTCCTCGCCGGTTTTGGTTTCGGTCAGCAGCAGGCAGCGTTGCCGCCAATCGATGTTTTCCATCCGGGCGGCCAGGGCCTCGTTGCGCCGGAGGCCACAGCCGAAGAACATGAGCAGGAACAGCACCAGGTGGCCATCTAAAAGCGGGCGGCCGGTTACCGTCTTGCCGGCCAGCTTGTCTTGCTCTTCGGCCTTGGTGAGGACCATGGCAATCTGTTCATGGTCCAGGGCGACGGGTTTGATCTTTTCATCCTTGGGGGTCCGGCAGCCGCGGAGAACTCCGAACGGGTGATGCTCGATGCAGCGATGGGCCAGCTGCAGGGTGAAGATCCGCTTGAGGTCCTGCAGATGTTTGTTGACGGTGACCGCCTTGTAGGTTTCCCTCAGCTTGGTCTTGATCGCCTCGCCGGCGAAGTGGCGGACTGAGTGGATTGATGTCTCGGTGCCCAGGAGGTTGACCAAGTGGGCGACCCTGACCCGCCGGGCCGCTCGCTCAAGGTTGCCGCATTCCATGGTGGCCAGGTATTCGTCGGCGGCCTGTTGCACGGTTTTGCGGCCGTCTTCAAAGACTCGCAGTGCCGGTAGGTCGGCCTCGGCAATCAGTCCATGCCGGCGCCACTGCTCGAGGTCTTCGCGGGTATATTCCTGCCGCTTGGTGGCATGTTCCAGGATATCGGCCAATGCCTTAAGCTCCCTGGCCTGGCTCATCTTATCGACTCGCCGGGAGCGGTCGACCTTGCCGCCGCTCGGCAGATGCAGGAAAAACCGGACCCGGAACTGCCCGTTTATTTTACGGATCGAGGCCATTTATTGATTAGATTCGACCCAGCTTTTGCTTTCTCTTTCTGATTTGATGCAATTTTTTTGCATGAAGTAGTTGTTTGGCCATCTACTCTTGCATTTATCAGAAATTGAAGGCATCGGCAGTGTATTTTGGATGGGCGGGCGTGGTTTCGCAAAATCATAATCAGGACTTGCCCTATATATAGGCCGTTTTGGAACAGCAATTTGATTATTGACTTGTCTTTCACGCATTTGCGCAGCGGCTTGAGAGTCGTAGTAATCGTTTACTCTCAGCAGATAATCGAAGGCCATGGATATGGCCTGTTTTTTGTCGGTTATCTTATTGTCAAACCACCCCTCCCGAATTTTATATATTCTTGGCCCATCAAGATATTTGATTTGATTCGGAACACGGGCTGCATCGCTGAGCATGGCGTATATTTTGTTATCAGATAACTCCCATAGGTTTATTGCCCTTTCAGGTTCAGGGGGTTTGTTGTCTTTAAATTCCCCGGAAATGGTTTCTCCATCGGCAGTAACCAATGTACCTTGCCCATTGTATTTCCCTACGGTGAAATGGCCTTCATAGTACCCACCGGCATGAGAAGTGAGTTTCCCTTTTCCGTTAAGCTGTCCATTCGACCACTCGCCTTCATATACATCGCCATCTTTGAATTCGAATGTGCCGGTACCGTTAATGCAGTCCCCAGAGATACATCCGGAGAAAGCTAGCTGTGCGCTGATAAAAACAAAAGACACTAAAAAGATGAATGTCTTTAACATGAGACCTCCGTTGCTATAAAAATTAGTAATTACCTAGCAACTACTTTTGCGATTCGTTATAGTTTTTGTCAGGTTCGGCAACTTGATGATGCGGGCCGGGCCGTTTTTTTTCCTCCAGTTCGTCCAAAAACTCGGCAAAGCTGGGGTTGCTCTTCTCCAACTGGCGGGACAGCAGCCAGGCGAAGTCAGGATTTTTCTCTTCCTCCGAATCCATCCAGGCAATCAGCCGCTGCAGATCCGGACTGCGCCGCTCGGCAAGCTTGAGCGCCGCCACCAGTCTGGCCTTCTTGCCATAATCGCCTGGCTCGATGGTGGCGGCGATGATGCCGTTTTCCCGCACCGGCTCCCCCTCCCCTGCCGCCAGCCATCCGACAGATACCCCGCAAGCTGTGGCGATCTTGATGAGATTCCCAAGGGTTGGTTCGGAGGTCCCTTTTAAATAGTTCCTGATCGATGCTTCGTTCACGCCACATCGCCGCTCGAAAGTTCTTGAACTATCCTTTCCGACCAGTTCCGCCAACCTGACTTTAAAACTTTTATCCTCAATCATTTCGGGCACATAGAATAATAATCCAGATATTGAGTATTTTTGTTGTTGACGTGAGTATTATTATTCGCTTACTATCACGCCATGACCACCAACGAAGAAAAAGTAATCATAGGCATGAGCGGCGACGAAATCCGGGCCGCTTTTCTCCTGGCCAAGCCTAAGATCAAAGTTCCCGAGATCGCCCGGGCCATCGGAGCCTGTCCGCAGCAGGTCCACCAGGTAATCAACGGCGACCGCCCCACCGCCAGAATCCGCGAAGAGATTGCCCGCCGTTTGGGCAAAACCGTGGCCGAAATCTGGCCCAAATCAAAAGTCGAGGTGGCCGCATGAAAACCCAAATCAGAATTATCGAACGCCGCGGCTGCTCTCTTTTGGTTTACGCAAACGGAGCAAAGCAATTTATCCACGAAACCGCTCTGCTTAGGTTCATCGAAAATATTCATGTCTCCGGAATATCCAGGATGATTCCCGAAGCACAGGCCAAGTTCAGCCGGTTGTTGACTATTCGTATTATCAGAAAATCCGGGAAAACCCTGAAATTGGAGATAGATGGAATAATCAAGTTTGTTCATGAAAATTCCTTTGGCTCCTTAATCGAGACATTCCAAGTGCCAACCTACCAGGCATCGCTCGAACTCCTTCAAGAACGGGTGGGAGCATGAGCCTATACGCCCTGGTGCAGATACATCCGCGCCACAACCTCCCCGGCGAATGCTGTGCGTGCCTGGGCGTCGATATTCAGGCCTCTGGACCGGCACCAGGCGGGGAACGTATCCGGATCGATATAGACTTTCTCGACAATCATCCCTCGGCTCTTCGCGCGGCGGAATCCGCTCTCCGCTTTTTCGAGCCATATTTCGTAGCTGGGCGGCAGGACCTGGGAGTCGGTAAAGATGGCCTTTAATTTTTGCCAATCTTCGCGGTGATACCACGCCATTCCGAGGTATCTGGGTGTGTTCGGCATTCCGGCTTCTCCTTTTTTTAGCGTTAAAGAGCTGCGCAAATAGAAACACCCCCGCCGCCGGGCGCAAGTATGCCCTGGTCGGTTGGCACCACCAAGGTATTCCGGCGGCGGGGTTTTTGTCAACCATATGCTGCATGCTTGACAGGGTAACAGGTTGGCAACCGCCTGAAAATTAAAGTAGCGAGGGACTTTTTTAATGACCACCGCCGCATCTCTGAAAGAAGCCCTGCATAACACCATCCACCGCAACCGGAGGAGCGTGGCCGAGCTGGCCGACGCCGCCGGGATGTCTGACAATTATCTATATCGGTCGGCGCTGCCGGCCGGGCCTGAGGGCGGCTCTGATTCCGGCTGCCGCTTCCCGCTTGAAAAGCTGATCCCGCTGTTGCGGGCCGCCGACGATCTGCAAGTGCTCGACTATATCGAGCGGCAGCTTGGCCGGGTGGCGGTGCCGGTTGTTATGCCTGACTGCAAGATAGACATGCTGCCGGGCAACATGGCCAGGGCGGTTAACGAGTTTGGAGATATCCTTGGCCGCTATGCCGAGATGATCAAGGACGGAAAGATCAGTTGGAAAGAGGCCGACCGGTTTGAGCACGAGGCGTTTGAGGCGATGCAGGCCATTGCCGCCTTCAACCAGGCGGTGCAGCAGGTGGTGAAGTGAGCAGCCAGATCCACGAGATCCTGGTCGAGCTGAAAATGCTCAATGACCGGGTCGATCACCTGGAGCGGCGGGCCGGCATACTGCCGCCCGAGTACCTGGCCACCCTGCACAGACCGAAGGGTGAAATCATCAGACTGCCGGCCAGATCCAGGGCCAAGGGCAACAAGAAGGGGGAGCAGTGATGTCCGGCAACCAGCTTGTTATCCCTGATGGGTACCTCCCGGAGTTTCTGGCGGCGATCGCCGAGCAAGTTGCCGCCAAACTAAAGGACCGGCTGCCCACAGCCGGCCTCCCCCAATACTACAAGTTCCCCGAAGACATTATCTCCATGACCGGTGGCCACATCCCGGTCGGGACCATTCGCGCCTGGAAGACGGACGGGTATTTGCGAACCTTCAAGCTCGGCCGGCGGACCTTTGTCCGGCCGGAGGATTGGCAGTGGTTTATCGATAATCACCTGACGCTGATGGCGGCCCGGGAGAATAACCGGGGCGCCAGGTTGGGCAAAGCATAAGGGGTGATGAGCGATGGAAATCCACTACAACAATGCTTTGCAGCCAGATAAAAACGTGGTCCCGGCGTGCTCAACTGGTGGTCTGAGTTTGATCCCGGCCACAACAGACCCTGAACTGGTGACCTGTGGCAATTGCCGGCGCTGCATGGGGCAGCCCAGGCGGCCCAACCCATACCCATCGCCGGCCGTTATTTATTTGGCTGGGGGAAAAGCAATGCCATTTCGTGGCTAACAATCTTATTCCGGGGGGAATTTATGAAAGCCATTACCAAGGCCGGTTTATACCCGGCCAACATCACGCGCAAACAAATGATCGAAGAGCTGCAGCGGTCGGAATGGCCGGATGTGCTTGACGACGGTATGCCCCTTTGGCTCGAGGCGATCCTTAATTCCGTGGCCTTGGGCGGTGCCCTGGCTTTGGTGCTGGTTCTGTATGTCTGGCTGGCTGGTTGAGCATGGCCGCCGATGGTCTTTTTGATTTCGAGGGGGAACAGTTGACTGTGTTGGAGCTCGCCAAGAGAGTGTTGC